CAACATAAGAGCTGGGCAGGCTTTTGGCACTACTTGTGCATGCACGTTCCAATGCTGCGACCACATCAAGCACGCTGTGGCAGAAATGAGTATGACTCGGCGTGTTGTCAATGTCGTTGTTTTGTTGTACGATGTGTATGACATAACGTTGGCAATGATTGAGCAATTTTTCAACGACATACACCAGTTCCGAATTCGTGATGTTGTTGTTAAATGTGACATAATGATGGGGGTCACAAAGTTCACTCCTTATCAAGGTGTTGCGTTTGGTGGTGAGTACTCGTATAGGTGGGTGCCTGGTGGGAAGGTGCTGGCAATGGTAAAAGGTAATGGCAATGTTCCGTATGGACCACACGATGCGTGTTATTGGGCGCATACGTGTAGGCCACAATGGGGGAACCTGGTTTGGAAGATGACTACCGAACTCGGGCCCGCCGACGAAGTTGCTGTTTACAGGTTCGCTTGGTCAAATAATTATGTACTACGCGAACCACCATTGTTATTGGGGTTTGAGTATGCGCATGTTCATGAGGATGAGGTTCAACCGACCACATTGATTCCAATTGAACTTGCCACTGAGCTGCGGTTGATTGCTCAGGGTCAAGTGCGTGACAACAGACTTCAAAGTGAGTTATATCGGCGCGCACGCCGCATTGTCAGCGGGCGCGATCCGCATGTCAAACTCACTGTACCAGAGGTGTTGAGGGAAGAAGTAGTGTTGGTGGCGGTTAAGGATGCCTTGACCTATATTTCGCCGCACGAGGATGACATGATGACTGGTCTTGACCAACGTGCAGTTGAACTGGCGCAGCACAATTTTAGGCTCCGCAATTGGGGGATGAAGTCGGCTAAATGGGTGGCAGTGGCAGCGATCGTGTCGGTTGTTCTGTTCAAGCTACTCATGACGCACGGTTTTGTCAACCTATTTGACGGTTGGCTGTATGTGCTGATGTCAGTGTTAGGTGCCACCGCTGGTGGTGCCGCCATGACCATCATTGTGGTGTCCTTTGCGATCATGTTTGGTGTCACTGATGTGCGCCAGATCGCCTTCTCTTATCGACTCCCAACTCATCGATTGTTTTGGACTTATGTGATACTGCTGATGTTGATGACTACAGCAGTAGCCCAAGACCAACATGCGAGAGACGCTGGTTTTTGCGATTATCGTGAAGACTGCGGCTCCATGCATTGGTTGAGGCACATGGAATGTCCAACACAATACCCTGCCTACCACTCAACCCAAGGGTTGAAAGAGGTGGACCGAGGAGCAAAATATCAAGTTAATGAAGTCCACGACCACCGCATGAGCGCTGGGCCCACTGTTTTTGGTGGTGCTTCAATTGAAGCACCCGTGAGTGTGCCGGCAGCGTGTCAATGCAATGAGGTTGTGGCACTAACTAATCGCGCCCTGTTGGCTGTGCCCGGGTGCGTCGTTGGTGCTTGGGACGAGGCATTTGACTTGTTTGAGAGGTACTACAAAAGCGCCGCTATTCGCGTTGGCCAGACTTTCCCGATTGATATTATAGCGTGGGAAGACTGGCTGCACCGAGAGGGGTATGGTGCTGCATTCCGTGCGAAGATGCGGCTGGCCAAAGATTCATTGCAGGATTTTAAGCTGGCAGCCAAGGACTATTACCGCAACTTTTTTGTTAAAATTGAGAAATGGGTGAAAGATGCTGAATATGCCCCAAGGGCAATTCAAGGCATGTCCGATCGTCTGCAAGCGACGATTGGCCCATTTTTCTACTCTCTGTCCAAAGTTCACAATAAGGTATTGGGTGTGGAATCACCAATTTGTTATGGACCAGGTTTGACAGCCGAACAAATTGGGGCATGGATACAAGAGTGGAGTGAAATCTACCCGAACTACTATGCCGCCGACGCCGTCCGTTTTGATGCTCATTTGAAGCGACCTGCTTTTGAGCGCATTAACAAATTCTATAAATCCGTTGTTTTGGCCCCACGTAGGGTGACCGATGCTGTCGATCGCAAGATTGACAAGATTGGTTACACTCGTTTTGGGATACGGTATGAAGTTGCGGGCACACGTGCGTCTGGTGATTCTGACACTACGGAAGGAAATACTGGTTTCACAATTGCATCAACCAATGCTGCGCTGATCAAGCAAGGTTTCCAAGGCCCGGGGATCGATTATGCTTTGAT